AGGGTTTGCTTTGTGAGGGCCTGGGCTTCATCTATCCATACTATATCAATACCCTCCATTCCCTGAATGTTAAAGGCTCCCTGTTCTCGGAAGCCTCTGAAATTGATAGGTGAGCCTGTTTTCCTATGGGTTATCTTGGTGGATAGGACTTCATAGTTAAGCTGGTTCGCTTGGATAAGATCAGACAGTAGAGAATAGACAGATTCGGTTATGCTTTTTTGTATCTCACGGCCGCAGGCTACTCGCACCTTATATTTCTCGGCTAGGTACAGAATGAAGCGGCCTACTGCCTGGGATTTCCCTCCGCCTCTGCCGCCCTCGATAAGGAAATAACGGTATTTATCGAGATCAGTTATTATGGGGAGGAGCTTATCTGGCATATCTAGGATCTTGGGAAGGGTTAGAGTAGTCATCCTAAATTGTACTCCAATAGGCGATTGCCCGGCGTGTCTACTCCTGGAATACCTTTCTGAATGTTTGACATTTCAATTACTCTTACGTCAGCTTGAAGATTGGTTTGGGAAGGAATAGTCTTTTTAGATAATTCAAGCGCTACCTTTAACTTATTGGTATCGCTGAACTTATCAAAATTGACTAACAGAAATTGCCAACACTTATCGAGGACTTTCTCTCTTGTGGCTTTACTATGTCCGCTTTTATCTGCATTGTACATACAATAAGTATATATGTTATATACTATATTGGCAAGTTTTAGGGTTTGACGTGGCCTTTGGTCGGATTATAGCATTCGAGTTTTATGACGATGCGGCTTTGGTAATGGCTGATGAGGGTTTTTTGTTTTTCGAGATGATGATACTCTCTTTTTAATGCCTTGAACTCGGCAGAGGTGTATTTTCGTTTCCGGAGATATATCTTAAGATCGATCCTTTTCGGCACCTACTCTCCTATCAATTTATGTAGCTTTATCTATAATCTCTTGGACAAACTTCTTTACTCCTTTGGGTGTGGGAGTATCTTCTTTGGTGTAGTAAGCCATTTCAAATCGCCAGTCTTCATTCTCTTTCTTGAGGGCTTTGAGTTCAGTAGGCGTTAGTTCTTTCATAGCCCCTTCCTCCTTTTCCAACTATAAAACCATCTCTGAAAGTAAACTATACTCACCATAATAAACAACACAAAAACTCCTAACAACATTAATATTTCAATTGCAAACTGTGTTAGTTCTTTCATGGGGTCTCCTTTGCTAAATAAGGCTTAATCCTACATGGACTTCGCTAAAAAATCTCCAGCAAATCCATATCCAAGATAAAAGGTGCGCAATTACGCAAATAATCTTTGTAGATGCGCTATCGTTTTCCTCTATCAGATGTTTGGCCCAAAAAACCATCCACATATACCCACCGAAAATGTAAATTAACCAATTCATCTATTCCTCCTTTTTAACCCAAAGCCGCGAGCAATGAAACAAGCAAACAAATCTCGCAGGCGTATTGTATGTCTCCGAAGGAGGAGAGTAGGTAACAGGGATGGTACCTAGCTTGTTTCCGCCTGTTGACTTTGGGTTTTTCATCATAAAAAAATCATTCCTTTACCAATATTAAAACCATTAGTAAACCATGCGGTCGCAAACCAACTCCCCGAACCTTTCCCACTTGGGGTTTCAAAATTAACTCTATGAGGCAAAAATATTACCTCAAGACCATGTTTTTTGAATAATTGTTGTCGCTTTTTTGTTTCAAAAGTAGTAAGTGGCAAAAGGAAAGCAAAAGGCTTATTAAGAAGGTAGGCTCTTTCTAAAAAATCTTGTTTATATTTATAGGGAGGATTTGTTATTATACAATCGTATCGCGTCGGTTCATACATCATAAAATCATGTCCAGTTAACAAATCGGTACCTACTGTTAAAAACCCTTTAGAATTAAGATAATTAACTATATTCCCTTTTCCACAAGCACATTCCCAAATTACCCAACCCCTCTTAAGAAAAGGTAATAATGGTTCTATAGCTTCGATAGGTGTTTGGAAATCATTAGAGCTCCCTTGTCGTAATGGAGGTTTCATAATAGTATTGGTAACTTCCCACTTTTATGTTCTTTGATAAATCTCCAGGATTCCTGCTCCTGACCTTCCACTATGTTTTCTGCGGCCTTTTGTAGATATTGGTCTGCCTCTTTATCATTCTTTAAAAGTCGCAGGACTGTTGCTATGTTCATAAGCACTTTGAACTCTTTTGGAGATATAAGATTTGCCATTACCCAAAGAATAAGGGCCTCTTTATAACTTTTGGTATCCCATCGCTTCATGCCTCGGCAATGCCAGGCCCACCATGCGTGCGGGTCTTCTATGACTGCGCATTCGGTGATGTAATATTCATCCTTGTATAGCATAAGAGTATAGAATGTACGCGTGGCATAGAATACCAAGAAGACTGTTATGGCTATAGGTGATCTGATAAGGATTTGAGCGAGGAAATACATTAGGAAGATATTAGGGAGTGCTGCAAAGCGTTCGGCGATCTCCTGATTGGCTCTTTTTAGGTTGCAGAAAGGCGCTATCGTTATCATAAAGGCAAACAAGGCCCAAGACATACTATTCCAATTATGCCAGGAGTAGACTACCCATGCTATGCCGACAGTAAGCCCTATCCAAAAGAACTTGCACAATGAGTAGGCGCGCTTTCGCATTACTATGTTCCCGGCGCAGGACTGAAGGAAGGCATGATAAAAGGTTATCCTGAATGGAACAAGGCAAAGGGTTAAATAGAATCCGAAGGTCTTTATGGCCAAGATTAGCTTCCGGGCATGGAATCGGTTGTCCTCTGTAAAGGACTCAGCCCCATGTTTTGTTTTGACTGCGGTTACAAACTTCCTTGAGTGAAGAAACCATATTATAGGCATCAGGGCTAGGAGATACCATTTAGCTGATCCAATTAAGGCAAGCGGGGCCAGGAAACCTATCGTGAATGATGAGCAGAAAAATAGCATGAGAGGAGAAATATATGGTAAGGCCATAGCACTCAGAAGCCCTACCATCGGCAAAGCATATCCCCGGCCACCGGGCCATATGGTACCCTGGTTATTGGCAGGATTGACAGAGTAGAGAAGCGCGGCTAGGAAGGCTATGTTAGTTCTTCCAAAAGCGAAGTATATCAGAATACAGATAAGAATATGTATGAGAAGGGTGAAGAAATGTTCCTGTTGCTCATTCTTGAACTTAACAAGCTTGAGTCTTTTTTTCTCCCATTTGAAAGCCGCAGTGGTAGAGTATATTTTTGCCTGGCCTAGAACCTGGAGCCAGCGCCGGTGCCAGTTATTCTTAAACTTTGGAGGGTTTTTCCATACAGAGAAATCATCTGAGACGAACTTATATCGTAGGGTTTTGAAATAAAGTAATAGATTTACTACTATTATGATACCGAGTTTTTCAAACATTCTTCATCCCTTCTTTTATCTGCCTCCATAAGTATTTCAAATCATCCATGTCGTGAATGTCCCGGAGCTTATTCAACCAGAACTCCGGGGATCGGGCCACTCTATAGATGTGTTTAATATATCTATTGTGCGATGGAATATTTTTTGAATCCGGCGGAATATAAAAAGATGCTTGTGCAGTTTTGGCGTAGCCTTTCTTAAGAAGCCAATGGACAAGTCTAAGGGTTTCAAGTGCATCACAATCTCGCTCCCACGGATAGCCAAACATGACCGCCACGTGAGGTTCAAGGCCCGCTTTTGCCGCTTTGATAATGTATTTGTAGTCATCGACTCGCACCCCCTTATTTATTTTGTCAAGAGTCGCTTGATTAGCCGACTCAAGGCCGAATAGCACCATTCGAAAACCTGCTTGGGCCATTCGAAAATAGTCCACGTCAACCATACGCATATTACAACCCAAGCGTAAATCCCATAGACGTTTATTCCGTTCCTTAAAGAACTCTGAAAGGAAGTCATCCAACCATTTGCTAGTTGGGAAAGTTCCGCTATCATCGAACACCTCCTTAAAGCCTAAATACTCGCACCTTGCTAATTCCTCTATTATGTCAGCGACTGGCCTTACTTCCCATTCGTTTTTCTGTTCTACACAAAAAGTACATTGTCCATGCCAGCAACCATTTGCGACTTGCATATAAGTACCAGGATGATATTTAAAATTGCCATTTTGCTGGTATCGTTTATCAAAAGCGTCAGTAAATATTCTATCGGGGGCAGGCAATCGAAGAAAAGATATACTTCCGGGTTTTCTTATAATTTTGTCGTAGCAAACTCCATCATAAAAATGCCCAACTGGCATATCTGTTGTAGCCCAAGTTACATCATGACCTACTTGTCTATAGTGCTCTGCCTCCATAGCCAAATGAACCGGATATATCCAACGCTTCTTTTCTCGCTGGCGTTGCTGAGAGTATTGATTAGGAAGAAATAAGATTTTCAATTATAGACTCCATATTATATTTATATTCCCAGTTCGGATAATCCCGTCGGAACTTTGAGACATTGCTGATATACCATTGATGATCGCCTTTACGAGGTTTATCAATATATTCATGTTTTACTTTCATAACACGTAGGGCTTCTAAAACAGAAATGTTTGCGTGTCGACCACCACCCATATTATAAACTTCTCCAGGCCGAGGATTAAGAATGAACTCATAAAAAGCGCTTGCTAAATCATGTGCATGAATATTATCTCTGACTTGTTTTCCCTTGTAACCATAAACCTTATAGATTTTATTTTCTTTTTTACATTTCGCCATATAGGATAAGAAACCATGAAGCTCTACTCCGGCATGAGCCGATCCGGTGATACAGCCACATCTGAATGTGCCTGTTTTTAAACCGAAATATCTCGCATACTCTTGAGCTAATAAATCTCCCGCAAGCTTTGATACTCCAAAAAGAGAGTGCATACAATAATCAATAGGCATACTTTCATCTATTCCCAAAGCCAAGCCCTCATACCTTTCTTCTTTTTCAATTAAAGGTATCCTATTCGGTCTATCTCCATAAACCTTATTTGTAGACACATAAACAAAAACTGCATCGGGGCAATGATGTCGGACGGCCTCTAGTAATATAAGCGTACCTGTGGCATTAATTTTGAAGTCAGTAAATGGGTCTTTAGCAGCCCAATCGTGGGAAGGCTGAGCGGCCGCATGAATAATGACGTGAGGCCTTATTACGTTGATAAACTCTGTGGAGCTTCTAATGTCAAGATGACAGTGTCTATAGCGGGGATGCTTTACTACGTTTTTGGCGACAGAGCCTTCCGGCCCGAAGAACTCAGCGCGCATATTGTTATCCATGCCTACGACATCATGGCCTTTTTCTAGGAAGAACTTTACGCATTCTGAGCCTACTAGACCGGCGGAGCCTGTAATAAGAACTTTCATGACTTTTTTCCTTTTTCTTTTTCGTCAAGATAATACAATAGAGGTTTCAATAAAATTTCCAGAGCAAGCGGTACTATTATTACCAAGATAAATATTACTATTACCCATTCTGCTATACCCATAATTTCTCTCCTTGTTATCCCTTGTTTTTTCTGTGTTTCCGTACCATATCATTAATACAAATATCAATAATGGGGAATACAAAGCCAACGATCAATACTATGACCGCTATGATCGCAAAGAATATGATAAACAATTTCATATCTTCCTCCTGAAAAATCCTCTTACAAAATTGAACCCATACACTATTATACCAGAAATCCAACCAAGAAGCGCCAGCCTTATCAAATGCCCCCTGTGTTTCCCATAAGTAGCTACTTGTTTCCAAAAAGGTTTGAACAGGGGCCGGCGCTGATGATACACGATAATGTCAGGACTATAAAATATGCTTCCATTTATCTCCCGGCAGAATAAACTATCCTCACCTGTAAGATAGGGCTTGAACTTGGGGGCCTTATCTTTCCATACAATCAAATTGAAAGAAGGGAACTCCGCAACCACCCTGGGGCTCTTGGGAGCTACGCGATACGAATAAGGCAACCATCTATAAACCAAATCGGCAGCCTTCTCCCATAAAGATGAATCTGGGGGAAGTATGCCAGGGCCACAGACCGCCGCATGATACTGCAAATGAATTAATGCCTTGTCTAGCCAATCCTCCTGTGGGTAAGCATCTGAATCTATAAAGGCAAGAATATTTCCTGTAGCTCTTTCCATAGCCCAGTTTCTTTTTGTGGCAGGGAAGCCAGGGCAGGCTTTATCGTCAACAACAATTATTTCTTTATTGTTAGGTAAATACTCACAATTTTTTATACAATACCATGATTGGCCATCTATTTCTTTGCAAGGTATAATTATAGAAACTTTATTTTTAAGCTCTCTAGGAATGTTCGCCATATAGCTCTCCTTGACATTGATTTTGTTATCTCTGCTTCAACAGGAACTTCTACAATTTTAAGTTCTCTCCTGTGAGCGGCTGCAAGTATTTCCACATCAAATAAAAATCCATCAGTTTCCCATGTTCTTAAAGCTGAACTTCTAAAAAGTTTAATGCCTGTTTGAGTATCACATGGAAGGCCGAACATAAGTCGAATATATATGCGCGATAGATAGGTAAGGATTTTTCTTTGCAAGGGCGCATATGTCATTCTTTTTGAGCCTACCACCACATCAAAGTCCTCTAAAAATGGGAGCAATCTTTTTAGCATACGAGGCTCTATGTCTCCATCTCCGTCAAGAAATGCAATATATTTGCCTCTAGCATAATGTAGGGCTTCTCTCATAGCCCAGCCCTTGCCTTTGCCATCCCGATCGACTGCAATAATAATCTGATTGGCAGGCAGAACTCGCTCTATTTCAGCTATCAACTCTTGAATATTATCCTCATTATGGTTTGGTATTAGGATAGACAGCATTGACAAACTCCTTTATAAGTTTTCTTTGACGCGCTTGTATTGCTATTAAATCGAGCCCTGCTATGAGAGCATATGCCTCAAGGAAGGCCTCTCCCATATAAGGGAATTCGTTTTCAGTAAGAATGATTAATTGCTTGTAGTTTTTTACTTCTATCCCTGTTGAGCCATACACTATTTTTTTGATTTCGGTGCTTTTGTAGCTTGCTGGCATCTCTTTCCAAATAACGGCTTCAAACATAAAAGGCATAAGCATTGCCCTCATGGTTCGCAATCCCAATGCTATTTTTTCCTGAAAGGTAAGCTTGATATTACAATCCCGAATTGTTTTTGCAGATAAGCAACTTCGGTCTATGCTTCTATAAGCACGAGCCATCTTGTTTTCAACAACAGTATATTCTTCACAAAATAATTTATGGCCTTGCGATACCATTTTATAGGTTTGATAAGTCTTCCCGGAATTAGGAAGCCCTACTATCAGAGTATTGCCTACACATGAGGCATGAAGCAATAGTTTATCTTGCAACGCTAGTTTTAGGAGAGTAATTTCCCGTAGTAATATATCCAGATTAATCCATCCTCTTAATATAAATGGAAGCTTTAAGAACATGGGCGTAACTTCAACCTTGCTTAGGCCCTGGCTTATCAATAACTGGACAGGGAAAAGATATTTGCCCTCAAAGTATAGACCGTCTATTTCAGGGTCATACAGAAATTCGCCTATCTTCTTACATTTATCTTTATTGATACGTATTTTCGAGACGACCTTGTAATCCATCGTATGCTCCTTTCAAAAAGTGATAAATCATTATAGGTTTTCTACGATATAAAAGGGATAAGCAATAAGATATAACAAAAATTGGCAGGAACGCAATCACATATATGGAGAACCTGATGGGCGACAGGTGTTTCCTTTGAAACAATACGCGATTGCGTCCCATCATATACGCATTTAAAGGCCTGCGAAAATCTGGTATTCTTGAATAGGTAATTGAATCATGTATAACTTGTGCAAAAGGTGTATAAGCAATTTGGTAGCCCTTTCGCTTTACTCGCAAGCACAAATCAGCTTCATCTAAGTCTATTGGAAAATGTGTTTCATCGAAGCCTCCGACATCTAAGAACAAATCTCTGCGTATCATAAAAGCGTTTGCAGCTTCATCAACTACATAACATTGTGGGGAAAGCAAGTATTTATTCTGTATATCTATAATATTCCAATTAGTATAGCTACCAATAGTAAATCCTGATAGTAAATGTCTTACCGATCCACCATCGGCTATTTTTAAAATATCCTTTGCATAACACGCAACCATTCCTACTATCCCAATATTGTAGTTATTTAGAATAAGCATCATGCCGAAAAAAGAATGACCTATAAGGTAATTGTCATCATCAATAAACAAAAGATATTCGCCACTTGCTTGGGCTGCTCCTTTATTCCTTTTTGATGCTAATGGCAGATGTTCATCGGCAACAACAATAATTTCACAATCCGACGGAAGTGAACGTATTAATCTATCAAGTAAATGCTCTCGGCCTTTTATTGTAGGTATGATAACACTTACCTTTTCCATATCACATATCCTAGCATTAAGAAGAACCAAATTATCATCTTTGGATGAAACCTACTATGCCGCTTATGAAAACGTAACCAGTTTTTAATACGGCCAAAATCCTTGACTCTTTCAGAATAATGCGAACCCCTCTGTGGCATATGATAGAGAAAGGCGTGAGGATTATATTCAAGTTTATAGCCGAGTTTCTTGACCTTAAAAACTACATCATCATCATACCATTCTGCCACTCCATCGAAGGCCAGGTCGAAGCCGCCCACCTGTTTTATTAAATCCGTTCGCATGGCCCAGTTTGTGCCTTCCAAATGGTCTATTTGATACTCCTTATTTCGATCGATGTGTTCGCTAAAATTAGAGCCATAAGACACAGAACCACATTTATATATTTTTGCCGGGGCAAAGGGGTTATTATCGAAAAGCCATCTTAAAAGCCAATTAGGATTTTCTGCTATTCGAATGCTATCTCTGTTTGCCCTATGAATAAAAGAAATAAATGTCGGGCCCGTAGAACCAGCAACCTTTGGGTCTCCAAACGGGATAATCAATTCTTGTAACCAATCGGGGGGAAGCTTTACATCATCATCAATACGCACAAATATATTACCTCTAGCTCTTTTAAGAGCATTATTCATAGCATTAACGATACCTTTTTCTGTGGCTAGTATAATCTCAAAGTCCCGAAAGGTTTGTTTTCTCAAATCATATTCCAGCTTTTTGGATAATGGCTTAGATGTTAAGACGACAATAGATACCATATTTGCTCCGCAATCTTTTCTGCGTCGTGATGTTCTAAAACATATTTTCTCATTATTTCGCCTTCTTCTAGCATATCTAATAATTCATATATATATTCTATTAAATCATCCGCATCAATAATTTGCCACGGATAATCTCCATATACTTTGCGTCTCGTAACAATACAAGGTTTGCCCATTATGCTATATTGAAGAAATGGAGAAGTTACCACGTATTCGTTGCCTGGATTATTGCTCCGGAGGGCTACTCCTATATCGCAATCATTTATATAACTATACATATAGGAGTAAGGTTTCCAGCCAAAAAACTTTACATTAAGACGATTTGCCTTTTTCATAAGTCGTTTTTTATCGGGGCCATCTCCTATAATACGAAACTCTATTTCTGGTAAATGATTTGCCGCATCTAAAAGCATATCTACATTTTTATTTCGAGTAAGCAATCCATGAAACATGACTATTTTTTTGCTTTTATCTTTCAACATATTTGCTGGAAGGAAATCTACAGGATCAATAGGGTCTAATGCCACAAATGTTTTAGGGATTTTTGTTTTAAACTTTATTTCATCGCACATGACTTCTGATATGGCTATGATACGATCAATAATATTCCATTCTTTTATCTCAAGCCAATGCAATACCTTATATAGCCATCCGCTTGTATAATACATAAGATGAAAATCTCCCATGCGCTTGACGACTTTAGAATTGGGTGATACCATCTTTACGAGACCTGAATAAAAAGGAAATGAATCATCACAATATATAACATCATAACCTCGACCTATCACAAGTAAGGGGGCATAGATTATCCAGGCTAGGCTCTTTACGAACTTGAGCCAATCATTGAGCCTGTTAAACTTGCGATAGGTCAAGAGTTTTACACCGGGCCGCATGAGATACTTGATAGCGGCGTTTGTAGTTCTTATTTGTTCGTATGGGTATCTATGAAGGATTGCTATTTTTTTATTTTTATTTTTTTCCATCTGCGATCATATCCTTTATAAACCATTGGTGCATATTTTGGATTTGCTATAAATATTTTTCCTTCTTCATAATTATCACCCATTGTAATCCAATCTGTCTCAGCATCAATAAATCTGGTGGGTATTTTACTAAATGCTTCTAACAACAACTTTCTAATTGCCATATTATAACCTTTCCAGTTTATAAAACACTTGCCATGTCTTTGTTTCCCTTTTATCGACGATTTTAAATTGCTTGCCACAAAATCTCTTTATGTCAGCTTCGGAATAGACGTACATAACGTGTTGCTCTACTACCTCATAATATTTATCTGAAATATATATAAGAAGTTGGATTTTATTATCCCTGTGTAAATCAGGCGTTATTACTCTAGTAACGCCACCTTTACGCTTCACAGTTACTTTAAATCCATCCCGATCGGCTTTCTTTTTATCCCAGACATCAAATATAAAATGGCCACCCTTTTTTAATGGTATGCGTTTCCACCAATTATGTTGAGGAATATAATTAATGACATCAAAGAGGGCTGTTGCACAATCAAAGCGAGGGTGTAGTGGGTATTTGTCTCTATAGAGTTCGGGTGAAAATAAATCCATAATATCGGTACATATAATCCTATCTTTATATTTTTTCGAATTATCTATCATGTCTTTTGATTCTTCCATTCCTATAATTAAAGTATGGCTTGGAAAATATTTCCAATAGTTAGCAGTCCCACATCCAATGTCTAGTATAGACTTAGGTTTCTCCGCCCATTTACAAACAAAGTTTATTTCTTTTTTATAGGGCTTGTCAGAATTAAGAAGATTATAGTATTTCGCGTAAGTTTCTGCAAACATAGATTATATCCCTTTCTGTTAATGTTAATCCTGATGGTAAATAAAAAGCGTGATCCCACATTTCATTTGAATATGGAAATAAATTATGTGGATAGGGCTTATCCATAATAATCCTATTTGATGTCAAAAGAAATGGTTGCCTATGATAAGGGAAAAAATATCGTCTACATTCTATATCACGATTATATAATTTTGATACCATCATTCCTGCATCTTTCGGGGTCTTAATAAGATACATCCAAGGAACATCCATACCAAACATAGGGATTGCATTATCGGGCAAATTATTAACATACCAACTAGCCATAAGCCTTTTCTTTTCGACAAATTTATCTATCTGTTCAAGTTGTGCGAGTGCAACTGCAGCTTGTAAATTTGACATACGAAAATTGTATCCATAATCATCATGTATAAATCTTTGACCTGCATGACAAAGATTTCTATATTTTTTACATCTTTCATATATCTCTTTTTTGTTGGTTGTAATAATGCCACCCTCTCCAGATGTAATAATTTTGTTTGCATATAAGGAGTAACAAGCCACTTCTTGAGGTTGAAAAGGTTTCCAATATTGGGAACAATCATCAATGGCTCTAAAAGCTATGGCTTCTGTAAAAGTACCGAATAAATGACATCGCATTACATTTTCTTCTGTTATTTCCATAAAAGGATCGGTAGTTTCGTAGGGCGATGGTCGCAAACCTGCTCGCATTGCAGCAAAAAAACAACTTATAATCGTATTATTTGGTACAGCAATTATGCTTTTGAGTTTTAAATCCATGCCATATAGACCAGTTTCAAGAGCTGCCGTACCATTGCAGACCGCTATTGCATATTTCGTGCCGGCCCACTTGGCAAAAGCCTCCTCAAAGAGCCGAACAAAGCGACCCTGACTGGAAACCTCACCTTCGTCTATTGCTTGACATAGATATGCCTTCTCATTGCCCCGCAATAGGGGCTCTGATACTTTTAAAAGGCCCATGTGGTCTCCTCCCTATCATAATACGCAATCGTGCGTCTCAGGGCATCCTCAAGTGAAATCTGGGGTCTAGCCTCTATGGTTGAGTAGATTTTGGTGTTGTCAGACTGTAAATGCCATACTTCCCACCTGCGCTTACGGGTATCATCTTCCTCAACAAAAATCTCTTTTCGCATAAGTATGCCCATCAAGCGGGCCAAATCATATATCTTAATCCCTTCCTCTGAGCCGAGATTATAGACTTCGCCATACTTACCTTTTTCAAGCAATTCAACGGCCATTCTCACGGCATCCCTAGCATACATAAAATCTCGGAAGGAGTTATTACCAAGCCATACTAGGTCATCTTTGCAAAGTTGTTTATAGATTTCCGGGATAACATAGGGGTGTAGAACATCGCGCTCGCCTACACAGTTGAATTGCCTAAGAGCTATGGCCGGGCAACACGACTCTTTAAAACGTGTCTGCACCATTGTATCAATGGCAAGTTTTGAAGCTCCATATGTGGAATGAGGATGGGCCGGCCATTGTTCATCAATTCTACCACTAGCATCTCCATAAATCTCAGCAGAGGATACCTGCAATATGCCTTTAACTCCACACTCCTGGGCCGCGTTCATTACCATTAAGGCCCCGCGCGCATTTATGTCAAAGGTATGGAGAGGCCGCTCATAGGATACCGGCACATAGGGGATCGCTGCATAATTAAAGACATAGTCTATATCATACTGAGTAAATATTTTCCTCAATTCCGCTTCCGAGTGAGTAATGTCGCACCAAAGAAACCTAGCCTCTGGGTTTATGAACTCCTTGCGACCGGCAATAAGATTATCCAATACTAGGACATTGTTTTTGCACTCTATAAGATAGTCCACTAAATGCGACCCCAAAAATCCTGCACCGCCCACGACTGCTACATTTTGCTTTTTCATGTTTCCTCCTGAATAGCCGCTCTCGGATCATTCCGATATGGAGTTTGCCTTATTTCCAGCTTGTATACTCCTCTTAGCGTTTGTGTCTAATGAGCGATTGGTAAGCTACAAGCCCACCAATACAAGCGGCTATCATGGTAATTTATATCCTCTGTAACCACACAGGTTACATTTTGTCCAGTTATTGCGTATTTTATAATGCCAGCCCTGTTTACAACTCTTGCAGGGCGATTTTGTAACACTTTTCTTGTGATCCTTTGAGTGCTTGAGAAGGCCCTCAAGCTGTGCTCTAGAATTAATGCTATATTTCGCGGCCCCTTGTTGCTTATGGAAGCCTTCGTTCAATAACCTATCTTTTTCTTCCACTTTTCTTTCCTTTTATTTCTTCCGCTTTCATCTTATCCCAAATCATTTGTACAGCTTGTGCGTGCTGAGTAAATATCTTATCGTGTTCTCTGACTTTCTTCAAAACATAAAACATACTCCCAGCGCTCATACCGATAGTCAGCGCAATAACAAAACCTGCCACAATTCCTTTGACTGTGTTATTCATTTTCTCCTCACTTTCATTTGTAATTTCCCAAGTCTAAAACATCTTTCGACTCCCCCCATCCATTTGGGTATGAAGATGTCAATTTTATTACCTTTGATCGCACTTCCTCGATCCCGGCACACAAAAGTGCCATTTTCAGGCTTAGGTAATTGAAGCCCCTCGTAATCAATAATAAACTCTGTGCCAAACGGTATAGCTGGATCGCAAGCAATATCACCATACCTAAGAGTACCACCCATAGCGTTAAGATCACCCCATTTACCATTTCCACCCTCCTCTCCAGTTGAGTAAAAGGTTATTGTATAAGTTCCAATTCTTGATTCTGCAGCCACTACATAGCCTAGCATAAATATTATAAGCACGATTATCACTTTTTCGGTCAAGGTTATACTCATTTCATATTCTCCAGGGTTTTATGTATTAATGTCGGTATTTTCGGATCAGCAAAGGGTTTCTCGGACTTTCGGGTCTTTGGTGGTATATGGACATTTGACCTTGTATTTACTTTACCAATAGGCCTATCTATCTTGTTAAGCCAGTTCACTACAAACCGGCGTGTCTTCTGCCGGCCCTTGTGGGTAGATAGCCAAGCGTCCATCTTGGCTAGCTCAATGTCTATGTTGATGTGCTCGTAAGCGGGATTGGTTTTTAAGGATTTTACAAAATCTTGATTGGTAACAGAAGTTTTACTCTTACTATCTACTTCTTTCTCTTTATCTTTCTCTTTATCTACGTAGTCGTGTATCTTATTTTCTGTACACAACTCTATAAAGTTATGTAACACGTTTAGTGTTGCAGAGATAGGTCGTTTTTTGAGATTAAACCCTTTTTTAACTAGGTATTGTTCATTTAACGGTATTGGTCGCTGAGCCTGTAATTCAAGAAGAATGAATTTTATGAGCCTAGCCCAGTCAATTTCATTCTCTATAAGCTCACAATCCGGATCACCTTGAACCATTTTGAAATGTATTTTGGCCCATTGGAGGGTTCTGTCTTTATATTTTGGGTGGTATTTTTCGAGTTGCTTGATGTGTAGATATTGCACACTAGCCCCCTATGTAAGTCGAATAGAGCTTTTGGGTAAACGGTTCCCCTTACCCTTTGGTTTAATATTATATTTCTTGAGAAGATTTTTTATGGTTCCTATGCTCACACCCAATTTATCAGCTAGTTGATAATTGGTCATCGAGTTATACATTTCTTCAAAAACTTTCTTGCTTATTGAGCGCATTTTTTATCACCCCTTTTTATTTTCTTATAGTTTACCATATCTTTTGTGTTTTGTCAAGTTCTTAATTCCAGCTCCATCTGTTTTTCTTTGATTTCATCCAGCCTTCTGACACGCCAAGCAATAGCTCTGCGGCCGGTAACAGTACACTTACGCTTGCAATCTTCTTTCACAAGGCCCATCTTCCGTAGCTCAAAGACGCGTGGGGTTATAGTATTAATGGGCCAATCGAGTTGCGTAGCAAGCTCGCTATTAGTTACAGAACCGGCGGTGTCTATACCTATAAATACAAAAGATTGCCTTCTTCCCAAAGTCTTTTTCACTTCATCGTAAGCCTGTAAGGATGTAGGCTGCATAAGACCTCCTATATCTTAAACTCTTTATCATACCTTATCCAAAAAGGGGCCGTATCAATATTAAAAATATCCTTAATAATATCGTCAACCCTTCCCATATATTCCGCGAACATTGATTTTGTAAGGTCAGTCGTTGTGGCCTCCTCGATGGCCTTAAATTTGCCCCGGTCAAAGATTTTTTCAGAGAGAATATAAGCCTTCAAATCAAGATGTAGGGCCTCGACGCTGAAATGGCCATGATCCTTTAAGCCTGCGTCATTGATTAACCAGGTTAGGAAAACCCAATATAAGGAGTTTTGAGATAGTGTACGAATAGATCCCCACTTGACAGTACAAGCCTGTCCTTTCTGAGGGAGCTTGCCATTGCATTGCAAAGTAGCAAACATTTGATTATTTTCTATCTGTGTATGTATAACTTTAGCAGCTACTTTTGGCATTTGCCGTCCTCTAACTGAAACTTATGCTTACATTTAGGACAGGTAATCTGATTCTTTAACAGTTCGGCAAGGCGTTCTTTCTCTCTGCGTTCTGCTTCTGCCTTTGCCTCCGCCTTTTTCCTTTTGGCTTCTGCTTTGGCTCGTTCGTCTGCAAGTTTTTTCTCTTGTTCCTCTTTGGCTTTTCGTGCCTTTTGCTCAGCAGCTTCACGTTCTTTCCTTGCCTTATCCTCAATAGCTTTTCTTTCTGCATCAGCCTTTGCACGTTCCTTTGCGATACTTTCATCATGTATTCTACGCTCATTGGCTAGTCTTTCCTCCCGTGCCTCAGCCTCTTTTCTAAGCTTTTCATTTTCAGCACGGATCCTAGCCTGTTCTTCGGCTTCAGCTTTCTCTTTAGCTATCCTTTCCTCCTCCATCTTTCTCTCTGCTTCAACACGCAAAGCCTCACGCTTTTCTTCTTCTTTTATCTTAACAAAGTTTTCCTGCTTATTAAGATGTTCCTCTATAGGAATGATAAGAGCTTTTAAGACGTTAGCTATGCCGTCAATGGCTTTGCCTTCTCTCAGGGCCTGTTCCTTTAATTTCTTCCGAGCTTTCTCAACAGCTACGCGCTTCTCTTTGAGAAATAATCGACCAGTCCGGGCCATCTCCATATCTGTTGTTTGAGTTTCTTTAGTAACTACTATATTCTTTGCCTTTACTTCCCACTCAGCAGCTATCTCGAAGTAATCTTGGAATTGTTCTAAGATATATTTCGCCTTTGAAGGTTCTAACTTGCTTTCTTTTACTATTATTGCCAACTGATTATTTTTTTCCATTACGCCCCCTGTAGTTTTTCGGTTATCTCGTCGAGTTCTTTACAAAATATTTCAAGCTCTATTGCTAGAGCGTCAAGAAACTTATTGTCTTGTTCTACCTCAATAAGTAAAGGTTTAAGTCCCGGATAATAACTAAAGAAGTGTGCATATTTTCTATCTGTTACGAGTAGTTGCCCTTGTACTTGTGCAAAATACTTTATAGGAAGCTTATTATCTAAAAGATACCCAATATGCGTGTGAGGTTCAGGACATTTGACCTCCAAAACTATATTCTTGCCAACGAGCCCATCAGGGCTACTCCCATATAGTTTTCTTTTATCAGGGAAACATACTCCGACCTGTTTTACCTCATTCCCGGTAATAAACTCATATGTGGATCGCGCCTCATCCTCTAGTGCAATGCCATTCTGCATAGATTGACTTTGATAATGTTCTATCTTTACTCCTGTAAGCCTCTCAGCCGCGAGAGAATATAAATACTTCTGCCTCTGCTTGGAGGGTTTGCCGACACTCGTTATAAGCATATCGAAACTAGAGCTTGTAGGAATGCCGGCTCTTTCTGTTAACCATTCAGGTGTGCCTTGAGGGTGTTTTGAAATAATCATTTGGGGCCACCTTTCTTGGCTGTAAGAGCAACAATGGCCTGATTGAATTTGCTCTTAGGAAGCTTCTCAACGGCTTCGATACCAAAATGCTTACAGAACTTTTTTATATCGGTATCTGTATGAGCAATCCAATCCGTTATCTCACCAAGTTGTTTCTCATCTATATACTCTGTTGCCGCCGCCTGACCGTCATCATCCTCATGTGTTGCAAGGCCTGTGAGCGCCAACAAAGTATAGCGCTGAAGATATGTTATCGTTGATCCGATAGCTTGGATAGCATTCTTACTACCGGATATATCGGATGGAGCCTGTAGAGTAGTCTCCTCGCTATGGCCCTGGACATGGGTTATCTTACAAGTAACACAAACCGCGCCATTCTGTTTTGTCGCCCAGGAAGCAGAGAGGCCATGCTTACTTAATTCAGCATTGACCTTTTCAGTAATATTGTATAGAGAAGCATGGTTATATTGAGTGTTACCATACTTGACTGTTCTGTCCTTCTCTATCTTCGGCGGATTGGCCTTGAAATCCGCCATAGCCTTATTGTAGGACTTCCTGGCCTGGTTAGCATCATAGCGCTCCTGTAATGTCAAGAGCTTCTCAAGCTCATCTACAGATGCACCTTTTTTGATTGCGTATTCCACAACTGCCGCAGGGG